CCTATCGGTTGCTGAAGACAGGTCCAGTGAGAACACAGGTTCTCCTCTTCCCAAATGGGAAAGGGCCGACTGAACCCCGGAAAGCTGGTCAATCACACAGCTTTCGGGAAGACAGTTTTGAAGCTGTCCTAGGATAGAATGCAATGGCCTAAAGGCCAATTGGATCCAGCCATTTGGCTGGGCCACGCATCTCACCTTTGAGCCCGCTTCGTAAACGAAGAAGACTTTCCCAACCGGTTCGTCATGATCAAGATCATGAAGTTCTTCCCGAGCTGAAGGCTCGAGCGCCTCCACCCTATGATCAACAGCCCTCGGCAGGGCATGTGTGGTCAATAATGAGTGGATGAAGCTACCGTAGTACCTTTCCCGAAGTTCGTCTGGAAGACGAGCTGGGGAGTAGTACCTAGATGTCCCTTTAAGGGACTGAGCGTACCTACTTTCCCAAGAGTAAGACTCAGCCCAGGTGGTTCCTGGTCTTGGGCCTGGCTTCTTGCGAAGCAGTTGCTCAACCTCGAACCGAAAATCGACAAGAGTCTCATTCGGTATGGGGTTGCCAGGGGAGCATATGCTCTTCCTGATCTTCCTCACCTGAGAAGGCGAGGCGTTCTGAACTGTTGTAGAGGTATAATACCTCAACACAGCAGCCCAGCGCCGTAAGGCACTAGGTCTTTGGGCTCTGATGAAATTCAGAAACCCTTGTCTGAGAGGGCCCTTAGGGCTACAATCAGACCGGTGGTAGGAAATGGAATTTTCCTGATAAAGCGAAATAGCTTTATCCCTATCACCATTCCGCAAGTGCAAGGCGGCCGTCCAGATCGCTTTAAGGCGATTAGAGGTCCAAACCTTACCATTGCATTTGAGGAGTCTTTCGACTTCTCGTTGGTAAATGGATCCGTAGGATCCGCCAACTGCATTAGCAACCAAGCAACCGATGGATAGTTTGGAATTAAATCCAGACATCTCATCACTCCTTTCTAGGGATGAATTGAGTCACTCTCCACAGTCATATGGCTGCGGTGACCACCTCAAACGAGGTAAAGCCCCTCATGG